CATTATTACTTTCTTTTAGTAGTTCCACCTTTTTTAATAACTCCTCTACCTTTAAGGATATCTTTTTTAGTTACTTTACCGTCCCCTGTAAGATCAGGAAAAGTACTACCTCCAGCAGCCATCTTCTTAGGTTTCTTACCAGCTTTTTTCATTGACATTGCAATTGCTGCTTGTTGTGCTCTATTTTTTGCCATTTCCTTTACCTTTATATTTATAATCAGGATTGTCTTTATGCCACTTCTTAGTAGCAGCTACACCCTGCTTAACTGTTTTTGCTCTTCCTTTAGCCGTAAGATCTATTGTATCCCACTGACCTTTATCTTTAGTAGGATGGTTAACCATTATATGACCAACCTTTCCTTCACCTTTTTTAGTAGTTTTTTTATAAACCACATGTTTTTCTCCTCCTGCTGTAACTTTTACTTTCTTAGCCATTACTTGCTAAAATTCTTAAGTACATTCATTTGTTCCTGTGCTAGCTTCTTTACATCAGCCATCATCTTAGAATCTTTACGAATCTGCTCTGCTCTTTGTAAAGTACTCAATGCAGATTCAATTTCCCATTTACGCATCTCATTCTTACTAGGTCCAGAGATTGCTGTACCACCTGTTTTTTTAACAGGTGTAGATTTCTTTGCAGTTGTTTTTTTAATTGCCATAACTATACATTTTTAACTCTTCTACCCATTCCTACTTTAGATTTCTCTGCTTTCTTAGCAGCTAGTTTAGAAGGAGTTAGTTCATACTTAGTTTTAGGAGTATCCTTTGATACTCTTTTGGTAGGCCTGCAGTACTCGTTTTTACCACCAGCACCACATGGCATTTAGCAATAGCTTGAGAAGCTCTCGCAGATGGAAAGACCGCATATCTTGCTTTAACACTATGGTAGCATGCATCCTTTGCCATTACTTATTTTTTCTAGCCTTAGCCATTGCCTTAAAGGTTCTAGCTAATGCCTTACGTTTAGGTGTACAGGTAGGTTTACTCATTGGTGTACAGTATCCTTTATGTTCTGGATTCACTGCTTTCTGTATCCACTTCTTATCAGTAGACCCGCCTTTCTTCATTGGCTTAGCTAGATCAACCTTTTTAGATGCAGAGTAAGCCCTAGGTGATTTAGGACTTACTTCTGCAGCTTTATTTTTCATTGCTTTCATCGCTTAGCTTTACGCTTAGTAGTTCCACCTTTCTTTTCTTTCTTCAAAAGTTCTTTACCCAAAGCTAATGTACCTAAAATACCTGATGCAACTCCTGACCATGTCATAGCATTTTGAGCTCTATTATTTTTAAGCTCTTGTCTTTTTTGTTTCTTATCAGCTAAACTTTCGTAACCCTGAGCAATAGCTTTTTCATTACGTTTTTCAGCTATAGTTTTTTTAGGTTTTGGACCACCATTTTTCATTTTAGTGCGTCCACCACACGACTTACAAGTTAATGACTTTTTCATAATATCAAGATTATCTACCCTGACCTTTCTTAGGCATAGCATTTTTACCGCCAGTGTATCTTGTAGGATTTTTTTGTGCTGTAACATTAGCATTAGTTCCTCCTACACGTCCTGTTGCTTTCTTAGAAGCATATACAGGTGTATTTTTATGTGATCCCATGTTTTATTTATTTAAGCGTTATATATATAATATACATTATTCATTCCACATAGGCTCTATTGTGTTCAAAATATCTACTAAAATATTTTCATTTAGTGGATTTTTGAGGTACTCTACAATCTCTGATGCATTCCTACCCATCATTGTAGATGTTTGTAGGTGGTAGATCATACCATCAGCTCGTGGAGCTAGAACCTTATAGAAGCTAGCATCTTTAACAAGAGCCTTAAGCTTTAGAGTTTCCATATCAAGCTCTGCTGCTTTTAGGAATGATTCTGCTGCTCTTAACTCATTGCGCTCGATACCTTCTCCATTGATAAACATGTCCATATTTTCGTACATGATATCAATAGGAGTTGACTTCCTATATTGTGAACTGTGAGCGTCAACAATCTTACATACATACATAAGTTTGTTAACATTCTTATTATACAGTTTATCAAGTTCACTAAGAGCTTTGTTACGTAGCTTTTTAGTTTGTGTTCTTGATGCAACTGTATCAACAGTTTTATCTAGATAGAATTTAGGAGGTCTTGCCATGTTTTGAGCATCTTCCCAGCTCTTTGCAACAATGGAGAAACCACCTGCTTCTATTGCTTTTAATTTAATTAGATCAAATGGATCATTCTTAGGATTAAGAAACAGAGGCTCGTTACCACATCTTACTGTTATCTTAGTCCAAAAATCATCATTATCTGGTCTTAGTAACTTAACCTTTGACCAGAAATCTTCATCTTCTGGATCAATGATGTTTGCTGCCAATTCTTTTTCAAGCTCTGCTACTGTAAGTCTAATGTCCTTAATGACAGCAGCTCTATGCTCTGGATCCTTAATATTCTTTACTTCAGGAGCAAATTCATTAAGTCCTGTAATATAACGCTTGATACCATTCTTCTCTAGGCATGCAAGCTGTTCTTCCTGAAATGTTCCAGGAAATAGGGATAGATTATAATTCTGCAATCCCATGTTATCAGAATCAGGATTAATCAATGGTTTAATTGAAATAGGTCCTGTTGCTGAAGGTCCGTTACTAACTAATGTTACACTCATTTTTGTTGGTTTTTATTTGTTGGTTTTATTTATTGATCAAAACAGGGAGAGCAGGGAATGGTTACCCTGCTCTTTGTTTTGTGACATATTAGAATGATCCACCAGTGATTGGGTTTCTCATAACAATCTTAAGGACTTTAGTAGGATCCTTAACCCAGATCGCAGGCATAGTTTGTGTCATATATACACGATATCCATTGAACTGACCAGAAGACTGGAATCCTTGGCTACGTCCCATGTAATCCATAGTACCATTCTGATACCACCACTTCAATTGATTGTCCCAAGACAACTTCAATAGGTAGATGTTATCATTTGTATTATCAGTGATATCAAAGATAATGAATGAGTAAGAAGACAATGGGTTACCATCGATGATTGGGTTTTCAATATCATTAGTATGGATGTTATCAAATGCTGGGTTAAGAACAAACTTAACGTTAGCAAGGAATGGGATGATATAGCTAGTATATGCAAATCCAAATCCTAGATCCATACCTTTGTTAGTGATTGCTCCAATATCAGCAGCAAGGATGTTCAAGTTAGAAGAAGCTGCTTCACGCTTAATAGCCTCATTAACCATACGCATACCACCAATTCCTGTCTGAACAATAAGCTGACGCTTAGGATCTGGACCTTGGAATTCTACACGACCTGCATAGAAGTTGTAAAGCTCTGAACGGAATAATTCAAGAGAGAAGCTAGATTTGTTATATACTCTTTTGAAAGAGCTATCCAACTGCTTCCAAAGACCTACAGAAAGACGTAGATCATCTGGACCATCTTGACGAAGTCTACCTCCGTGTCCCCACATAAGATAAGTCTCGATGTCAGTAGCAATCTTAGTCAAGTGTGCAGCTTCCATAGAAGTCAAGAAAGTACGAGAAAGATCTCCATTTCCAATTGCACGCTTAACATAATCTTTACCCATCTTAGCAACCATATCCTCAATGTTAGAGATAGATGGATCCATAGATTTGTCAAAGTTTCTCCAGATCTCAGTTACAGGAACTGTACCATCTGCATTCATTCCTCCTTTGATCATCATATCTGCACGAGAAGAGATAGAGTAATGAACATGAGCTTCTGCACCTCCTACGTAGTTGTAGAATTCACGGAAACCTGACTTAGTTTGGATATCAGAGAATCTTTCACCATATTCTCCACGCGCAGAACCTTTACGGAAGAATTTAGTACCATTTGTAAGATACTTATTATCCAAGAACTTGTAGTTGTCATTGTTTACAAGTTGAACTGTATAGATGAATCCATCTCCAATAGGAAGGATATCTTCTTCAGGAACTACGTAAAGTTCGACACCATTGTACTTGTCATAAGTGATGATGTCTCCATGACCAAACTCACGCTTGTTAAGCTTGATTTTGAATGTAGTTCCATCAACACCTTTTGCAAGGTTCTGTGGTTCGATATCTTCGATGATATACGCTAGATCTTGAGCTACAGGTGTTTGCCACTTGTACTCTCCTCTTACGTTATCTACGTTGATAACATTTTTACCACCAAAGGATGACATTTGATAAAGGGGCATTTCAACCTTTTGAGTCATAGCCCAAATGTCTACAGGACCTAAATCCATAGGTTCTGCATCCTTCAGCATGTTTACAAGGTGGTATGAATCCACGTGAGAAGACGCATTGTACTGCGTATCACGAAGGAATATACCATTGTTTAAAACTGGAGTTGCCATTTGTGATTTGTTTTTGTTTGTTAATTATTAATTTATGTTGTTTACCTTCCAAAGAAGTTCTTTTTGGGCCTATTTAATGTTCGAGAAGGCTCTCGTGAAGAAGCTCTATTATCATCTTCATCCATTGATGATGATGTAATTTTATTAGCTTCCTCTGTCTTAAGCTGACGAACTGTTTTTTCAATTGCTGATTTTTCTGCTCCTTCTCTTAATTTAGTTTTGTATCCATCAGGATCAGCAAGCAACCAAAGTGCTTCAGCAATAAGATCATGACGTGGTTCAACCCACTGATACTTTTCTAGCAAGTGACCTAACATATTTGTTTGACGGCCATTGATAGATGGATAGTTAGGTTGAACAAGTCCTGAGAAAAGTAAATTCTGCATTTTGTTATCTAACTTAATGCCATTAAGCTGTCCTCCTGCAAGTGCACTATATACATTATCTTGATAAAGCTTAGCTTGCGCTTCTTGCTTTGCTTTAGCTTGTTCCTGTTGCTGAATACGTGACTGAATAATTTGTTCTTGCATTTGATCTAAACGTGGCTTAAATCTTTCTGCCTTTAGTTGAAGATCTCCTCTATCGCGTAATGCTTCAATTTCTTCTTCAATTTCATCAGCAGTACCATATTTAGTAGCTTGTAGATAAGATCTTACAATACTTTCCTGTCCTTCAGGAGATTTTGGATCTAACTCTTTAACTTCTTCAGCAGCTGCAAGTGCACGGAACATATTCTTAAGATCTGTTCCTCCATTTGCTACATATTCATATGCACGTTTTAATTCGTTAGGTAGACTGTTGTAAAAAGTTGCAGGTACTTCTTCTAAGAGGCGTTCTTCTCTTTCATTAAAGTTTGCTTCAAGAAGCTCTTCCCAATCTGCCTGAGAATAATCTTCCAACTTCTTTCCGTCATCAAAAGGAAACAACAAACCTTTTTCAATAAGTTTGTTTGCTGTTTCAATCATAACGTCTTTAGTAAGAGTAGGACGACCCCCTACATTTTTCTGATTTTCATCTGAAAAACTTTCTTCAATCAATTGACTCAGGCCTTCTAGTGAAGTATCTTCAATTGATGGAGTTGCAGATGGTGTACCTTCTGTACTTGTACTTGCTGAGGCAGCAGGTGGATCATTTACAATTGGTTTGTCAAGGAACGTAGTGTCAGTTGTAGTCTGCGAAAAGATACCTGGTTTCTTATTATCATCTACTGTTGTAGATCCTGAAGCAACCATAATACTTTCACTTCCTACTCCTAACAACTCTTCCAGGTTGTCAAATTCTACTTCCTGGACATTTGTTTTTTCATCAGCCATTTTTTGTTGGTTTTAATTATTGACTTACTATTAATATAAGCAAATTTAACGAGTTAACTTTTATATATTTAAGGTAAAGTGATTATATATTTAAAAGTTTCTCATTATATAGCTATGATTTTTTATTCTTTTTTTCAGTAGGTTTTTTAGGTTTTACGTCAAATCGATTTTTATTTTCTCTAGCTATATCCATTTCCATTTGCTTAATGTTTGTTTGATGGTTCATTTTTTCTTTTTCCATCTGCATCTTTTGAGCAAACTGATTATTCTTATTAATTTCTTTTTCTCTATCCATGTTCATAGTCTCCTGATATTCAGCAGTTTTACGCATAGATTCCATTTGATCAACAAAATCAGATTGTAGATTTTGATTAACATCTTGCATAGCACCATACCCAGATGCTTTAATTTCAGCTACAAGAAGATCTTTTCTTCTGTTCTTCTCAGCTTCCATTTGTTCAAACTCTCTTTCATTTGCTTTTTCTTGAGCAGCGGCTTCAAGTTCCATCTGTTTCATTTTTTCAGCTTGAGCATATTCTTCTTGTTTCTGCCGTTTCTGTTTAGATTCAATATCTTTTAGAATATTATTTAGGTGACCCATAGAGTCAGTCTGTAGGATATGTCCTAAATCATAAATAGAAGCACCAGATGTATTGTTAGATATAGCAAGTTGCTTCATCTGCTCAATAATTGTTCTATGGTTAGCCTTAGTAGAACAGAATACATTAAGATCACGCATTAAAAGATCTGTACCATTTATTTCAAAGTTGATGCGCTCATCATTGGATGTACTTACCTGCATTCTAATAGATGGTTTAGTAGAAGCATAATACTGTGCTAAGTCTGTACGCATCTGATGCACACGTGGCATTAGATGATCAGAGTGCTGAGTAAAGTACTGTTCTGTCTGTGCATAAGATCCTGCAATAGCTTGTTCAATACCTGTGGCAGTATTTGTCTGACCTAATTGTTGCCCTAGACGTTGTGGTGTAATACCTATTACTTCAAATGCTTGTTGCTTAAAGAAGTTAGCTAACTGAATACGAGAAAGCATACGTTGGGTTTGCTCTAGGTTAAGAACCTGGAAATGTTGGAAGTTAAGAGCATTCTCAGTATTAGTAATTGAAGTATCTAATGGTAACATACCAAAATCTTTCATTGCAACATATGCTTTAGCAAGGTTACCCTTACCCCAGTCTTCACCTAATGAATGTTGTGGTAATGTATTCTGATCTAGCATAATTACAGATCCAATTTCATCAACAAGGATATCAGATATCTGATTGTTCACCATGTTATATGAAATCTGGAATGGTTTCATTAAATCTACAAGGGATACAGATTTTGTATTTCTATCAGAAAATACTCGACCCTCTACAGGGAGTTTACATCCATATAATGTGTTATCACCTTTAAACTGAAATTTCATAGGCTTAATCCTGTTCTGCATGATACCAAGATACATAGGATTGATACCTCCAGGGTTTTGCATTCCCCACCATGATGGCATGTTAGGACCTATTTTAACACCACCCCATACCTGATTAATCCATATCCAGTCAATATGCTCACCAAATAATAGATTATCCTTGGACTTATTCTTAAAGAAAGTAGTATCATACATAGGTTTATCTACAATTTTATAATGCTCATCTACTATCTTATTTATAACTGAACCATCTTCATCTATCTTAGTAAGATGTCCTATCTTACGTTGAGATTTCCAATATGCTGTAGTTACACGAAGCATGTGCGCAGTACCCATGTCATAGTAGTCTTCTGACTCACCCATAATCCAGTTAATGATATCTCCTCCATTATAAACAAAGTTATCATACATAGAAGTAAACTGACGATACTCTAAAGAAGGTCTGTTTACGTTCCACTCATGAGATCTTGTAGCATCATAGTAAGTACCATCATTTTGATATCCCTGGATAGGATAACCAGCAGATCTTACAGGATAGATTGCCTCAATAGATTCAAGTTGCTCTTCAGACATTATCCATCCGTATTTATCAATTATGTCTGATGCAGTAAGCATTTCTATTTTACCTACCCAATTACCTTGAGATATATAACGTACATCAGGAGATTTATGGTAGAATGTAAGTACGGGATTCCATAACTCAAGATTATAATCATCCTCAAGCATTTGGAAATGCCAGAATTCTCTATCTGTTATAAGAGCATCTTCAAAAGCGCGTTCTTCTAATTCATCCAGCTTAAATCTTTCCTCATCAATAAGATGTTGTTTAGATGCCCATTCTTCACAAAGACTGATATAATCTTTAGCGTAAAACTTTTCAATTTCAGGAAGTGACTTAATAGCTTCAGGTGACATAGCCTTTTTAATCTCTGGATCATTAGGATCAGCACCCATTTCAATAAATTTAGCAGCTAATTTCTGTTCTGCTTCTTTTACTAATGCTTCTTCTATGTCAGCTCTTTTAGCTTCCATAATTTCATTATAAGTGTACTCATCAACAGCTCTAAAGTTTACACGTGTATTTCTTTTAGCAAACTCTGCTGTAAGTACCTTAATGACATTAGGAATAATTGGATAAAATTTAAGTTCTAATGCAGAAGGATAGTCTCTTGCCAATGTATCTACGATATCTCTATACTCATTATCTTCTTCTATTAGATAATCAGTTTTATCAATGATACCTTTGGCCAACTTATAGTTCTTCATCAACCTTCTAGCATTTCTACGAATATGTTTTAAACCTTGCCATTCTAGCCAGTCCATATTCCATGCTGTCCAATCATCATCCTTATCTTTTGCAGGTAAGAATTGAAGAGGCTGAGTGATATTACCTAAACGGTTATATTCAGCTCTTTTGCCCTTTTTAAGTTGGAGCGCGTTTAAAATTTCCATTATCTAAGTTTTCTATATGGTAATCTAGGTAATCTACTTCCACTTGAACCTCCCTTTCGATTACCCATATGTCGAAAAGGGGTACTATTTAATTTATATAAATTATCTGAGATTTGCAAGTTTTTAGTTCTTACATCGTCAACTCTTTTACTATATCCTCTATTTGATTGCTGTACTTTAGCAAACGCAATCAAAGCAGCTAGTGAAACAAGTCTATCCACGTTAGTACCTGGTCTGTATTGTTCCATTTCTACTAATGACATGTAATCTGTTATTCTTTCTACACCATATGTAGTAGAAATAACAGTACCATCTTCATCAGTTTCCTGATTGATTTCTTCTGTAAGCCAACCAATTAAGTAGCTGAGAAGATGTGTTTTAAATATAGTACCTGTATTCTTCCAGCCATAATCAGAATAAACAGACTTATTAGCACCTAGATCTTTAAGAAAAACAATCTGATTTTTAGGTACTAAATATTTTTGTTTTCTTCTTTCAATCATATACTGAATAAAGAGTGATACGTTGTTTTCTACAATTGTCCAAGCATTATACCACTCAATGATGAGCTCTAGTTGCTCATGTGTTTTAGTAAGATCATCATACCTACCACACCATGATGCTACTATTTTATCTCCTTCTGCAAGATTTTCTACTCCTCTATCTGTAATTCTGGTTACCTCTACAGGATTTTTGTATACATGTATAGAGCAAAGCGATTCTGATGTAGTTGTCTTACCTTCACCTACAGGGTCAACAGATGCGTAATATGTACCCCATTTAGAATCAGGAACAGGTCTTTCATATACAATAAGTACTCCACGTTTATCTTCAAGCTTCTTATCTACGGGAAACTGCATAATTGGAAGCCTTCTTGATTGCTTGGCATTGATATCCCCATTCATCATCCTTTCCAGCTCAATATGCTCATAAGGAAACTCTTTATCTTCAATACGTTTTTTTTGAGCTCCTATAAGTAAAAGTGGGAATACTGATTCATCACGAAAAGCAAAAGCTTCTTTTATATTGATAGGGTGCTGAGATATACGTAATCTGTAGATCTCAGGTGAAAGATTTCTTTTCCACTCTTCTCGTATTAGCTCAATTGCTTCTAATGATTCTTTTATAAGTGAATTACCGTACTTATCAATATATGGAGGCATAGACCAATGCTCAGGAATAAAAAGAGCTGTTCTACCTCTAACTCCTGTTTCATCTATAAGATCTGTTTCTACGCCATACATACCATTAGCGTCTGGATTCATTGTAAAATCCTCTAATGGTTTACACTGTGATAAATCACCCACAGATCCTGCAGCAATAAATAATCCTGTAGTTATACTGCCTGATTGCATTGCAGGTCGTAAGTATTCAAAGGTTTTGTTCATTGTAGGAGCAATACCTGCTTCTTCATAGAAGAAGTAAGAACAAGGTCCACCGACGCCTTTTGTGTCAGATTGCTCAAAAGACATACCTTGAAGCATTCCTTTAAGTCCTTTCTCTTGCTTACGACCATTTTCAGTTACTTCAATCTTTTGCTGCCATGTAAGTACCTTACCTGGATTCATAGGACGATACCATGCTGTCTTAGAATTTAAGAATGCGCGATACTCATCTAGAAACTTCCAGGATCCTTCTAAGCCAATATAATCTTTAAGTGATGCGCCTAACTTAAGTATTACACCTCGTTCAAACCATATCTGATTAATGAACTTACCCATATGATAATATGAGGAAGCTATCTGACGTTTCTTAAGTATACTGCAGTGCTTATAGTTTAATTCTGCGAGGCACTCATAAAGTGCCATGTGATATTGTGCATCACGCACACCTGCGAAGTCAAAGTTCTTTTTCTCCTTATCATATATTGGAAGGAAGTTAAGCCACATGTAGTAGTCACGTGGTAGATACCATGTTTTGTCTCCATTTTTAAATATTACTCCTTTACGACATTTTTCTTTTTCATTATCCCAGTAAGAGATGAAGTCTTTGCTCATATAAGGAGCCATACAGTAAACCTCACCCTGTTCTTTGAATTTGCGTGCCTGTTCATTAAAAGCAAATGATGTTTCATCAAATTCATATAAGCCAGGTTCTTTAAATAACGAAGTGAGAAATTCTATAAAGTCTTCTCTTGTATCAAAAGAAGATGTTTCCCATACACCATTATTCCATGTAGGAATTACATATTCTGGATCATTATAGCTGATCATATCCTAGATTTTGACCTCCACGTACTGATGTTTTACTCTGTTCTGCTTCAAGATCTTTAAGAACACCTTTGAATGATTCTCTAATTGCCTGAAAGTTTTTGGCTGCAGCAATAAGAGAGTTAATATTTCCATCTCTACCAGCTGTGATATTTGCTGTCTCCATATAGTAACTTAAGTTATCCAACATCTTTGCAATACCATTATATGCACGTAATGTAGGTGTTGTATACAATATAGTACATTTTTCAATTGCTTTTACAATTAGCTGATCATCTGTTGATACATCCAGACCAATTGACTCTACAATTAAATCCTCTTTATCATCTTCAGGCATGTTAAAGAATGGATTAAGTTCTGGGTTAGGACATGTCATATAAAAGATATAAGCATATATCTTAAGGTGATTGTCAGGATAGTTAACCATTATATCATGCAGCCAGTTAATTGTATAACAGTGCTCTGTTGCTTTGATAACTCCATTTTCTAGATCAAACAGTTTTATTGTCATTTCTTTGTCTTTTTAAAATCTGGGTTATTCTGGATATGCTTTATAATATTTATCACTTCTTTTTTTAGATAAGGTAAGTTATAAGGAACTATCTTATCCACAACAAAATTACCATCTTGATCTTTTGCGTAAATAGGATTACCATATTTATCTTCACCTTCTTTTTTAAAAATAATATGCTCTAATACAATCTTACCTGGTTTTAGATTAGGATTATGCTTAAGCATGATATACATATAAATAGACAGCTGTAAGGAGTAATGAGTATAGTTGCAATCATCTAAATGGTTAATTGGCAATAGCATTTTTTCTGTTACACCCTCCCAGTTAGTATATGCATTAAGCTTTATCTCTTTGTTGGTTTTGTAGTCATAAAGATCGATAGTATCACCAATTACCTCCACTCTATCTGCTTGACCACAGATGCCTGCAGACTTTAAATATACCATATGTTCAGGGTAAATTCCTTCTACAAGATTTTGATCTGGAGCAAGTTTTACTCCATCTTGTTCAATAGGTCTAACAATAGTTATATTTTTTCCTGATCTACCGATAGTATCACATGATACTATATCTTCTTCTCTTTGGTTATGATACCAAGTACCTAAATCTATAGCTACTGTATTACTTTTATCCCATATAGATATTATCTCTTCTGGTGTAAGACCAAACCACTTTGATCGTTTATTTTTAGAAGCTTTAAGAGCTGTTGCTTCTTTATCAAATGGTTTTTTAAGTAAGCTGATTAAGCTTGTTACGCTTATCCATTCTATATTTTCGTTTTGGTCTATGCTTTGGTATTTGTGATCTGATGCTGTGAATTGAATTGCCATATGTTAATCTTCTGGAGGGTTAATAATAGCCATTGCTTCTTCATATGCTTCTCTACCGTCAAAGGAGTTATGAATTATCAATGTAGAGATTTCATCTACTGCGCTGGCTTGAGGTCTACAGTCACATGCTCTACTTAATATATGCATGTTATCATCATCTAAAGGAACAATGTGATATGCATTGTCCTCATTATCTTCGTTATATTCGTATGTTGCCCACATAATAATTAATTTTCATCTTCATATTCTTCATCATCTTTTTCTACTGCTACCCAATGCTCATATGGACATGATGAAGATAATGATCTTGTTTTATAGGCTAGTGAACAACCACATGCTTTACAACAGGGCTGTGTGCCAGCAACTGCACAATCTAATCCTTCTTCATCTAAACCTTCGCAATCAAAACAGATAGCTAATCTTTCGTTTGCTATTTTTTCAATATAGCGCTTTCTAAAGATAGTATTCCAGACTCCTTCAAATATCAGTTTCCTGTTTTTCCAGATTTCCTTGATCCTGTTCATTACGTTTTTGTTTTATTTGTTTCTTACGTTCACTTTCTTCTTTAATCATTTTACTAATGCGCTCAATATTTTTCAACCTATCTTCCAGATCTTTTTTAATACGCATTTGATTAAATGTCTCAGGGTCCTTAAGTGCATTTAAGTGAGTAGACAATCTCGCGCGTAAGCGTCTTACTTCTTTTGGTTTTACTTTAAATGTACCTAATTTATCTATTTTAATAGATATAGAATCAATCTCACTTAGTAATCGTCTTAATTCGCTATAATAGAAACCTACAACATCTGTAACAAGAATCTTATTGAAACCAGTTTCTTCTGCTGTAGGTTCTATAAATATCTTATGACTCTTGGGTATCAAGATAAACAATTTTGTAATCCAGTACTATGTTGCCTGATGTTTGTATCTGAAGATCATCCTTAAGTTTTACCTTCTTTTTACTAGTACCATTCTTGTCAATCAGATTCATTTTTTCTGCTTTTGTAAGAAAGTTACGTGCGGTTTGAGACACCTTAAAGATATTTTCGTCAACAGTGTAATTACAGAATTCTGATAGATCAGTTTCTCCACATACACCTAATAGAGTCAAGCAATTTAATTCAGCATCACTATATGATATAGAGTTAATAAAAGAATGAGACATAAGCTGATACTTAATAATATCTCTTTTGCTCATTCTGATTCGCTTTTGAACCAAATTTGCTTTTGCCATTTTTACTCAGATTTTTCAGACTCTTCTTCAGCTTCTTCTTGTGGTGGCGCAGTTATATGTGCCATTTTAAGCCTAGCCATTAATCCTTTTAGCTTAGCTTCATCAATTTCAGCAGATAAGCGCTCGTACTCCAACTGTACTTTCATAAAGGATATACGATCCTTGTAAAAAGCCATAGATGTCTTTCTGTACTCAGCGATTTGTTCTGCTGTCAGTTCTTGTTGGTTTTCTGCTTCTGACATAATATATATTATTTAGTATATACAAATATAATAAAAAATAGTTAACTAATATATGTTTAAATAAAAAAGGCCCCTATATAAGGAGCCTTTGTGCTAACATGTGTTGTTGGTTATTTATTTTTGCCTTTCTTTTTCATAAGGGATGCATTACCCTCGAGCATGCAAATAGAAGAGGTAGGATAAGCAATAAGCTTTGTAGCATCAATAGGACCCATTTGATAGAGTCGTTTGTTACCTGTAGTAGTTATTGTTTTTTTAGTTGATTTCATATTATCTGTTTTTAATACTAAAGTTTAACAATGTAAGCATGTAGAATGAACGTGATATATCTACTTCAATAGCAAATACATCTATCTTTCCTAATCTAAAACGTAATTCAAATTTATCCCATTGTTTATTACGTACTGTCCAGTTATTTCTAAATTTCATAATCTTAAGCTTCATTTGTACTTATTTTACCCTTTGCTGTAAGTTGTATTTTTCTTACGTTAACAGGCTGAGCTACTTTCCATTTTGTTCTTCTTGCTTTATGCAATCTTGATTTAAGTATGCGAGTAACATTCATCGCGTTACTCTGATTGCCTCCTAATACGTGATAACATTCATCATCTTCACCTACGTAAATACCTACATGACCACCACCATCTCTTTTAAAAGTAAGAATATCGCCAAGCATAGGTTCTGTTACTTGCGTACCAAAATTTGCCCAGTTCAGTGCCCATAATGGTTGTGATGGATATTCAAGGTTAGCCATTTTAGCAGCATATGCCATTGCAAGACCACACCATGGAATCTCATCTGCATTATAAAATTTTTGAAGACCAAGTACTTGAGCCCATCTTAAAATTTCAGGATTATGCTCTTTACCAACAATCTCTTTTGTACCCATCATCTTTACTGCTTCAACAAGGATTCTGGGAGCCCTTTCTAATTTTAAAAATTCATAAGCCATAATGCTTCAATATACTTCTAATTAATATTAATATAACGCATATAATAGATGCTAAAATAACCCATACCCATGGTTGACGATTCTCTATGCGTGTAATAACTCTTTCTGTTTTATTTTCTTGACGATTTGCTTTTATATATGCTTTAAGCTGTTTACCTAAAGAATCATTCTGAAGCTTCATCATTTTTTCAAGATGTTTGTAATAATCTTCCAATGCTAATCTTTCTTGACGCGACATTCCTGGAGCTATCACATTATTAATAGTTTGAAAGCTACTATCTTTCTTTAAGATCTCTTTATAGGTATTTGTTACTGTATCAAATACAACTTCTTTTGTATAGCTATACTGCCATACAGTATCAGGTTTGATTACTGCACCTTTTCTTTTGGCTATATCAATATGCTTCTGTGCCTTAGATAAGTGGTGCTCAATAGAACAAGAGTTAAGCAACACAATTAAGATTGCTGTACCTATGATCCAGGAGATTATTGCTATTATTACTTTTTCCCAATTAAGCTTCATGGTTGCATGTCATCTTTTACTTTCTTGATATTTCTCAAGTTATCGTAAAGCTTACCTATGAATGAATATCCTTTTACTTTCTCAAATGACTCATCCATTGACTTAACTTCAATAACTATGAGCCCTAAAGATACAAGTTTTGTGGATACAAAATCAATATCAATAAAAAGCTTAGTAAGTTCATTTACTATATAGTAATCAGCAACAAATAGAAGCAGCACTATTCCAACATATGATCTTATCTTTGGTACTAGTCCCTTGCGGCACTTTTTAGAATCACAAACTTCACCTAATGACTTAGCTTTCCAAATACCAAATGCTGTATCAACTAAAGTAGCTAGACCCACTAGAAATACCATTACATATATTGGAGCAAAGAATACAATCACTGGTAGTATTAATGATCCGTATACTTTAATAAGAGTTGCTTTCATTGTCTATTAATTATAAAAAATACGTATATATACTTAATATACAAAAAAAAGTTGATTAATCTATTCTTTTATATCTCATTATTGAACCTTTCCAAGTGCGTGATGTACGCCCTGCTCCTGCTGTAACGTTTGCAAACTGATATTTACAAGTTGCATTTGCTGATGCTATAAAATTGAAATAGATCTTGGAAGTCATTAAAAAATCTATATCTGTAGCCACAAGGTTATACGTTGTCTGAGTTGATATGCTACCACCAGCAACCGTTGAAAGCGTTTTCATTGCCGTTGTATCGGATGCAAGTGATAACCCATAACCTTTCATCGTTCCTGCACTCACAGCAATAGCCATTTTGTAGTCACCCGTTGCGTTGTTTCCTGACCAGCATACATTCATTTCAATCATATAGTGACCTCCTGCCACAACAGAGAATTGGAGTTCTGTATCGTCTTGAAAAGTAGCGTTATTCGTCACATCTTGGTTTGCACTCTTTACGATTGTTGTCCATCCTGCTGGGTCTGGTGCTGTAACAGTCCAAGTTCTATTAGCAGATAAATCTTGTGTAGTACCATTAATAGTAATGTTTCTAGTTAGTGGTACATAAGTAGAAGCTGCTAAAGCAGAAGTCAGATATGGGGCTAATGCTGCAGATGTAATGTATCCTGAAGGGTTTGTTAAAGGATAATAAGTAGCTGCTGCTGTAGCTGCAGTAAGATATCCAGCAAGAGCTGAAATATCAATATATCCTGCAGGGTTAGTAAGTGGGTAATAAGTAGCTGCGGCAGATGCTGTTGTAAGATATGACGCTAAACTTGCTACTGTAGCTATCAAAGACGTATCTACAGAAAGAACATTAGGAGTAAGTTCCTGAAGCCCATATCCTGCTGCTACAACTTGGGCAGCATTAAACTGAACATAGTTGATAGCTGTTACACCTACAGTAATTGCTCCTGTAGTATTTAGGATAAAACCATATCCTCCATAAGTTGCCCCTACTTGTATAAAAGTAAAGTCACCATTCTGTAATTCACCTGTAGGAGAGTTATCTGCATCTGTAGCTCTAGTTAATATCCAAGGAGTAGATGCTGATCCCGCATCTGTTACTGAGTAAATACCATTCTCAAGACCTGCTGTTTGCTGCCACACTAGCACTCTATCTCCAACTGATAAAGTATGAGTATCTATTACTAATGCTATGTTTATAGTAGAAGTCAATGTAGCACCAACTCCTGATACACCATTCAGATATGTTGCTGACAGGTTTCCTGTGGTAGCAACGTGACAAGGAGCATGGAAGTTAATGCCTCCTGATAAGTTATCTACATATTGCTTTGTTGCTGCGTGTAAAGCTGTAGTAGGGTCAGCATTTAATGTAAGGTACCCAGTCATTGACCCACCTGCAATTGGCACATACGTAGCAGCTGCAGTTGCAGAAGTTAAATAAGGAGCTAGTGCAGTTATATCTATATATCCAGCAGGATTTGATGATAAAGGATAAAAGAGTAATGCGTAAGTTGAAGAACCATTAGTCCATACTACAACTGGATTGGGATAAGTACCTGATAGATCCCCACCTGCAGGGCCAGATGGAGGTCCCCCTGTTGTTAGTGTTTTAGGTTTACCGTCTATACCTATTACTGTAACTCCAGGTATGCCAAATATATTGCCATTGTTATCAAGTAGTTCCATATAAGAAGTAAGTTAATTCATATGTAGTACCTGAAACTGATGATGTAAATGTGATATAATCACCTGGATTAAGAATATAACTTCTTTCATCGATTAATGTATCTCCTGCAGATAAATTAACAGAATAAATTACTACAGTCTTATTAGTGGCTTTGCTATACTTAGATACAGTAAATGTATATGCTATAGAGTTGTTTACAGTAAATACCAAGAGTTTAATAGTAGAATTAGATGGTGCAGTAAGTACATTTGTACCAGATGTACTAATTACCCCTTGCAATGGTTTCTCTAGCATATCTAACAGTTATTTAAGTTTTTCAAGGGTAAGAATATTACTAACCATTTTGTTTGTAACTAGTGCAGTTGAGAAATAGCCATTTATAAATAATGTATTATTTACAGTAGTATCGAATGTAGTACCTATACTAAAAGATGTACCTGATTGTGATGGTGATGTACCTACACTAATATTCATGGAACTAAATAATATAGTTCCCATTATCCCAGCCACACCTGCTACTCCTGTAGTTTTAACAGTAAATGTACACTCAAGTTGAAAAGCATTACCGTTATTAGATGCAGGGGATGGATAGCTAAGTTGTGCAAAAGACTGTGTTGATAATCCTATATCAAACTTGATGTTCTGTCCTGCTACATTGCTTACATCAGCTATACCACCCATTATAAATCTATACGTACTTCCTACCTGTAATGTATCTTTAAGTATTGTAAGACTACCAATTCCAGATCCAATCCCAGTTGCAATTAATGATGTAGGGAGTAGTCCAGTAATAATATTACTTTCTTTTGTTTGTACGTACACTAAATTACTAGATAACGCACCAGATATTGAAATTTGTGTACTCATTGTTTAATTTTTATCTGCTTATTTCTTCCCAATCTATTGAAACATATGCTCCTAAAACTCCTCCTATTGTATCTATTGCCATTTCAATTACTAGCTCATAAGGAGTTGACGTAAAACTATTTCTTTCTAGTTGAGTAGTAAATACTGCTTCTTTTAATATATTGATGCTAGGAGATGCTTGATTAGATGAATTAACATATCCTTGTGCTAATACTCTACCTCCTGTAGAAGATGTTCCCGTAAGATTGTACTCTACAGCAGAATCTACACCAGTGGTTAACCATGATCCTCCTGCTACAGTAGCATTTTGTACAATTCTCCAAGCATAATTTTTACCATTACCCAATCCTAATATAGATGCAGCAGTAATAATAACTACGGCATCTAAGGCAGTAGTTTTTAATCTAAGAGCACTAATTGGATAATAAGTTCCTGCTGCTGCAAAAGTTATTGGTGCTGTAATTGGAGTACCTATTGCTTGTTGCGCTCCTCTAAGTTCATACCCTCCTTCAGATATAACACTAGAACATACTTGTTTTAATGTACTTGGACTAGTTGTTGTGCCTAGATTTGAAATCTCATATCTAAGCGGTAATGAAGCTGTAGTAATATAAGTAGAGGTAATATAATTAGCATGATTAAATCTATGACAAAGTACAAAGTTACCCTCTATAACAAAGCCTAATCGTACAGTACCTTCGCCTAGCCACTCAATATCCATAAATAGAATCTGAGCTTTAGTTATGTCTAATGTAATTCCTGATGGACCATTACCATCTAAAGTATCTACATTCCAAGCAGCTTGATTTACAATACTTTCAGTTACTAATCCAGTTACTGAGCTTCTTTCTACAAAACTTAAAGTACTGTTGTTTAATTCAACGTATATACCATTTTGTGTACCAAAATAACCTACTCTTTGTCTAAGATTATTTTGTGCAGGAGCCATCACAAATGTATTCAGTACAAGTAATGATTTACCTGGTTGGTATGAAAATACTTTAGTTGTTTCTCTTACTACTCTACTTCCGATAGAAGTATCTACATTCATATTTACTAATCCTTCATTAGGACTAAATACTGCTGTACCTCCACCAGTTGCAGCTGTAGCCCAAAGACCATTGTCTTTGTATCTATGAGAAGAATCAAATAATGTTAATGGTGTAGATACTCTTAACCTGCCAAATGCATCTGCAAGCATAGGTAGGTTAGTGAGTATATTGGAATTACTTGATCCAGATGAGGATGTAATAATTGTACCCATTAGTCTATTATATAAGAAACTAATAATTCTGTTCCTGTACCATTTGCTGTTAATGTACCTGCTGCAAAATAGTTGTTTAGTACACCAGCATCAAAGTTTACTATTTCACCTGGCTTGATTGTTGCACCCATAACTGTACCATTTCCAGTACCAACATTAGCTACAGAAAAGCTGTACACTTTAACTGGATTTGAATAGCCACCTGTTACTCTTACAATACCTGGAGTTCTAACTTGACCTGTAGTTGTACCTGTTAACGCATTTGCAATAGCCTGCAGGCCTAGCAACATTTTTAACTGCCAAGGAAAGTTCTTTGATTGATTACCCTGATCTCTTAAATTACCTATTGACATATCTATTTGTTTTTAGCTAATTAGTCGTTATTATTTATCCTATAAACCAATTATTACCATCTGAAAATACAGGTACTATATTAGTACCACCACCTGTAGCAATAACACCAAAGTTACCTAATGCAGGAACAGTAGAATCACTAATAATAGCTGTTGCTCCAGGAAACCCTGGACTTGGAAGCACATTTAATACTACTACTGGATGTGCTATAAAACCCTCGTTTAAGGCAAAGTTCCAACTATTAACTATTCCAAGTATTGCAACATTACCAGAAATACCACTTGCACTACTACCCCCACGAATATATACATCAGGTCCTGCTATTCCTGTACGTGGTGTATAACCAGCTTCAATAGTTACATAACCTCCTTCTCCATTAATGCCAGAAACACTGGTACCACCAATACCTGCTGTAATTACAATATCTCCTCCATCACCTGCATTAGCTGCATTACCATCTGAACCGTTTCCTGCAGAAAGCCTTATATCTCCACCTTCAAATTCTTGGTCAAAAGTACCTTGATCACCTTCAAGTCTAATATCATCTCCTGATTGAAGAATAATATCATCTCCAGCTAGTGTTCTGATATATAAGTCAGAGTTTGGACTTGATGTCTGTATTACTGCCGCACCTGCATCAAATGTTAATTCTGCAACGCCACCAGCATCAGCTAGTACAACTTCTCTATCGCCAGCAACTAGTCTATCAGTAGCTAAATTAGTTGCTAAGTCTTCTACAGTAATAGCACCATCTGAATAACCCCCATCATAGTTATCATCCTTAATACCTACAATGATTAGATCTTTATTAGCAAGTTGCTTTCTAAGTCGTTTTCCTGCAATAATTGCCCTTAGATTTGATATATTATTCCACATGATCTTTATTTATTTGCGTGCTCAGCTTCTAATTGAGCCCAGGTTTTACCTGTTCCATTAACTAATACTACTGGTTTTTCAACCTTAGCTTTTTTAGTAGATGTCTTTTTTACTTTAACTTCTACTACTTCTTCTGTTTTCTTTTTAGTTGCCATAATTAAATTGTGTAAAGTTCATAATAAACATATAACGCGCCTTCCCAGTTATTTGTATCTGCGGCCAAAGGATTAGCATTATACAAGCTAAATCCTACTCCATTAGGATCCAATCCTGTTGAAACAAGATAAGGAATTGCATTGTCATCAGCAGCTTGAGAATAGTATACAGAATACTGTAGATATACATTATCTCTGTTGCCAACAGTTAAATCGAGCTCAGGATTATCAATGTAAAACACATAAGGTGCACCAAAGTTTTCAACTGGTCCACCACCTACATTTGTATTAATGATATCAATAATTCCCTTAGTAGTATTCACTGTAACAGTAAAAGGAAAAACACTAATATCTAATTCATAATGTGCAGTATTCTGTACATCCGCAGCATTTACAAGATCTTTTGGTTTAATAGCAGCATCTCTATAATTACCATCGTAGCTTTCATCACGTGCACCTAATGGTAATAGATCAAGATCATTAAGCTTGGTACGCACCATTCTATTAGCAATAATGGCTGCGAAGTTTGAAATATTATTCCACATTGTTTTAAGTTTTTAATGTTATAAAAATAAACGTACATATATAATATACAAAAAAGTTATTGAAAAACAAAATCCCCAGGAAAATATCCTAGGGATGTCTTACCTAATATCAGTTTTACAATTTATGGTTTATAAGTTATCAGTTTTACAACTGACATCTGCGCATTGATGAGTTCGCCAATAGCATGATCAAAAAGCAGACTCTTCACTGGCGATCTTTCTTCTTCATAATTCTTTTTTACTCGCTCTGCAAGTTCAGCAAAGATAATCTTTACTTGCTCTACATCTGTTGGATTCTCTATTGTGGTATCAATGTTAAATAGGTCCTCTCCAAATGGTTTCATTTTTACTTCTTTCATATGTTGGTTTATTCAGTTACTTCTTCATATGTAAGATCAAATATCTCAGGTTTACACGGATAGAACTCACCCTGTACTCCCTTTATGATATAATCACCTACTGATGCAGTCATAGTACCTTCCAGTGTAGCTACGGCTAATACACGAGCACCATTCTTTTCATAGCTAAAACATGCTGTTGCAAAAGATAAAATCTCAGTTACGTTATCACCCGTCCACTGCAGAGCCTCTATCTCTACAGGTTTCTTAACATATTTACGCATCATACTGCTTAGGAGTTGGATCGTCATTACTAAGATTATCCATATCAGTAAGAATCTGCATCTTTACTTGTTCTAAAATACCTACCAGCATAAGTGGTGGAAACTTATTAGCACCACCTACCTGTATCTCTAATGAATCATTCTCGTTTAGTGCTACCTGCAATATTACTGTCTTTTCCATAAGCAAATATAAAATATTTATCTAACAGTTACAACCTCTGGAATTAGATTTATTGTAAAGCCCTACTTTCTCTTTAAGTGTAAGCTTCTTTACAGCTTTAAGCTTTTTGATACTGTCAACATGTTTCTTAATGTCAAATCTTTTCATAAGGCAAATATAAAACAAAACTCCCAGTTGGTGCTGGGAGTTTCATCATAACCACTATGAACTTCAAATCATTTATGAAAGGAAAGCTTGTCAAATGTAAAAAAAATTATTTGACAATTACATAACTACAGTATTTTTTTTGTGACTCTATATTAATCTTATGGATGTCATCTATATCAACATCACCATATGCATCACATTTATGTGAACTTGTCTTACAAGATACCATTATAAAAACTATCCCCCCTATTAATCCTAACTTCCTCATCTCCCCTGTGCGCGATACGCTTTTTTATAATTCTTACTCGATTTAAGCTTAGACGTCTTTGTCTTAGCATGTACACCTGGTCGTGATACCTTCACCCTAAACAGCTTCTTACTAGATGCTTCTTTAACCTTTGCCATAATATATCCTTTCTTATAATATACAAATTATTCTTCAGTAAATTCAGTCATGTAGCTATAATCTGTCTGATACCCCATATCATTCTCTACAGAATAAACATTCATATCAATTTTATAACCAGGATTTGACTCTATCCTGTTAAAGGTCCACGCCTTATCTGACCAGATAATCCTATTGTTAGGATAGATAAAGTAATTACCATTGTCCATCTTAAACACATGCCCGCACTTATGCTCTGGCGTCTCAGAGAAATTAGTGTCTAACATATTACGATTCTCATGAGACCAATCAAGAGTAAACATATAAATACCTTGCCTCTTTACTCCAGTAATAGAAATAAGATCTGCTTGCTTACCCGCTAACCTCTCTCGTACATGTACATCTATATAAGAAGAAAAACAATCCCAGTACACATGCTCAGTAAGAGGTAACACCTCAGCATCCTTCTTCCAACAGAAAGCATGGATAGGCCTACGAGTCCAGTTGACACCATTCTCTAAGAATGCCTCAAAGAGAGGTACCCTCTTCTGTATAGAAGCAACCGCATGTACATCAGCTAAAGTAAACTCCCCATGACCCTTCTCATGGTTATACAAAAACTGATTCCTTATAAAACAAGTAATCGTAGGAACATTAGAATTAAGATATGCCATACCCCAAATATACGCCTTTTTAGACACACATTATGTAAGAGTGTAGGTCATGGGTATATGCATTTTTAGTGTATTAGAGTGTGGGTGGGGGCCCTACAGCAGCCAGCCCCGC